ACACCTCCCATCCAACCAACTTCACGAACTCTTATCTTTCCATATGGTGCTTTGATATAACAAGTATTTGAACTCATGTTGATAGAATTTGATGCATTTACTCTAAAGTCTCCTCCAGCTCTTACCTCAACATTTTTATCAGCATCTAAAATTATATTTCTACCAGTTATTTTTACATCACCACTACTCAACGCAGTAATTGTAACATCTCCACTTGAACCTATGATATTGACACAAACACCCCCGCCATCTACTCTTTTTCCACCGACAATTTCTATACATTGATCATTATAAATGTGATATAAACCACCATGAGTCATACCTACAGCACTTGTATTCCCGTCACTGCCAGAACCTAACAAATCATAAACAACAGTTCCGTTGTATCCCATTTGAGGATTTCCAGTATCAATTCTAAAATGAGGACCATAAGAATCATACTCTCTATTTTGCCAATTTTGTTGTTCTTCGGGTCTTTCTGACATAGTTCTATTATATTATTAATATTTATCAGTAACTTGAGTATCCCCCACCTGATCCCGAAGACCCGCTATCACTAGGAGTGTTATCAGAAACAGAAGTGTTACTCTGCTGAGTCGTTTGTTGATTTGTATTGTTAACTGTGTTAGTTGTAGAAGTGCTACTTGTAGTAGTCTGGGTTGTGGTGCTGGAAACATTTGTCTGTGTAGTTGTAGTTGTCGATGTTCGACTTTCCTGTGGTGTATCATATATTATAAAATCACTTCCACTATGTTTCACACCTGTCATTTTAACTCCATTAGACATGATGTGAAAAGGACCATAATATGCTTCACCATTTACAAAACCTACAATACCATCACGAGGACTAATACAGTCTATAACTTGTTTAATCTCACCTTGATATTCAGGTCTTGGTAGAATTTGTGCCTTCAAAATTGCACCAAATCCAGTCGATGTAGATATGGTGAGTTCTTGTGGTTCTAATACTGCCTCAACATTTGTGGTTTCAGGGTTAGGTGGTATGACATTCAAAATTCTTCCACTTTCATCAAGTATTTTATCATATATGTTTCCTTTATCATCAGTGATTACATCATCTGGGGAGTAATCCTCACCAGGATTAACAACAACTACGTGGTCAATATTATAGATACCATCATCATCGGGTTCGATTACAGGATAATTTTCACCAGATGATACAATATAAACATCAGTTACTTGTTGGTAGGTGGGTGATTTTGGATCATAATCTATAACTGCTCTTGCAACAGCTCCATAACCTTGGTTACAATTATCAACTATTTCTACAAAAGGAGGGGTTCTATATCCTGAACCTCCATCAGTCATTTTTATACCTAAAAGACTTCCAGTTTGCTCTGCAAAGGTATCACCGACAATAGAACCTAATATTGCTTTACCTGTGGCACCTTCTCCACCTCCACCAAAAATATTTACTTGAATACCTGAACAATTTAAAGGCGGTCCTGTGTAACAATCACTAAGTTGACTACTAAAACCAGGTGTGCTAACATCTGGTCTCATAAAATCAAATACACCTAGATTTCCTAGTATACCACCAGGACTTTCAGCAGCCTCTCCTAATGATTGTGCTGCATTTGCAGTTGCTAATATTGTTTCTGCCACTGATTCAAGATTAAACATTCTACTATCTTTAGGTCCTTTTCCTATAACCCATTGATTTGTTTTAGAACCTAAATCTGCAACTGGTAAATCACAATTAAATGCATTTGCTATTCCTAATATTCCCTCTGCTTTTGACCTTAACATTCCGACTAAATCACCATCGAATATTTTTGATACACCCTTCATAAGACCACCAAGTTGATTATTAATTCCACCTATTATATCGTTAAATATTGCACCAACAAATTGATCACCAATACAATCAGTAAAATTCTTTACATTATCTAAAAAACTTGTAAGAATATTGCGAATAGAACCAAATAAATTATCACTTATATTTTTTGCAGCACATGGCAAGAAATTTTGAAGTGCTTTAACTGGACCAACCATTGCAACTTGGGCAATATTAGCTGCTTTTTTTGCAATTGCACCGTTTTGTGTTGCTAATAAAATTTTACCGTAAACATCTTTATAAAGTTTATTAAGTCCAGTATTTAATTTAGGTGCTAAGTCTGCATAAGTTTTATTTAAAATACTACCTGAGATTCCAGATGAAACATTAGCCATTTTTCTTGCAGCATTTTCAATCAAAGATACTTTATCTTTTGCTGTTGCCACATCAAATCCATCAACAGCATTTTGTAATTCAGCTTTTATTTTAGTGACTGGTGTATTTTGATTATTTCCTGCAAAATTTACAACTTGACCTAATGATGCACTTGCAGATCTTTCTATTTCACCTGTTTTTTCTTGAAGTTGTTTTGCTTGTTTTTTACTTATATGTCTTACTGATTTTTGAGAATCTCTTCCTGATTGGTCACTAACTTCATTTTTAATCATGAAGTCACTTGATTTTATTTTACTAGTATAACCTGTAAAAGGAACAAAAGGTTGTGAATATTCACCATTCATTATTGATGATGCTTGTTTGGTATTTGCAAAGACACCCATGATTACAGGTTGTTGTGCATCATCACCATCCATAAAGAAACCAAATACATTATCTCCAGGTAATATTCTTATCGGTCTACCTTTATTCCCTCTTCCTGAGCCAGACTCAGGAGATAATAAAACATGTGCATAGGGTAATTGTTCATTTGTTAGTTCAACATCATCATCTGGATGATATCCTAATATACGAACCTTTACACGATTACCCCAACCTTTTCCATTTGTTTGTTTTCCTTGAGCATTTTCTGGTGCAACTTGTCCAACCCACCATCTAAATCCATCTCTACCTAAAAAATTACTTTTTAAAATATTATTTTCTATCATTTTTCTCTAACTCCAAAAGTATCTCTAACCAATTTAAGTTTTGAATAAGAACCAGTAGAATCAAAATAGTGGACTACTTCCTTTATCATATATAGACCACTTTGATGTCGATCAATCTCCTTTCTTTGTTCCGAATCAATTCTAGGAAAATTACAATCAATAATATCACCAGCTAACAAATTCGTGTTCAAAGGAACTGTCATCACAAGTAATTGTGTGAATAATATATTATACCTCATCATTGCTTGTGAATGAATTTTGGTTGGATCTGCATTATCATCAGTTGAAACGTCATTTTCAATAGTTCCAATATCTAAAATTCCTGTAATATATCTACTTGGAACGGAAGCTAAATTTCGATTATCTTTATCGCTTAATGCAGGAAGGGACACATCAATATCTCCACCTAAATTTTTTATCTTACCTGAATAATCATTAAGTTTGAATACTGTTTGAGGTATTGGTGTATATTCAAAGGTTAAAGGATTTAAATATTTTCGATGGCTACAATACGCACCTCTTTCAAGATTCTCTAAGAGATTTTGATTTTTTGATGTGCTATATTCTAATATTTTAAAATCATTATTAGGTCCTTTGTATTCAACAATGCCTGGTGTATAAGTATACTTTTTTTCATATGGTTCTTGATCTATTAACTCATCAATTGATTTGTATCTAAATCCTTTCTGTGTCTCAAAGAAAAAGTAACCAGCTGTTGAATCTTCTTTAGAAGCACCTGCTGGAACAGATTTAGACGCTAACCAAGTTAATATAGTAAAAGGTTTTTTCATATTTCCAATAAACCCATATGGATTCTGAGTTTCATCAATATCATAAAGTTTATCAGAAGCCAAATATTGTTCTACAATATTTTTTACTGAATCAGATATTTTTTGAGATGTAGGAAATCTTTTACCTACCCTGATTGTTTCATTTGTGATTGCTTCTCTTGATACTAGATTCAAAGTAAAGGTTTCTTTTTCCTCTTTTATAAGAACATTTGTAATTGAACCAACATAAAGATACTTACTAGGATTCTCAGAAAAATCTAATCCTTTATTTGTAGGTGAATTACCAGCTACTTTTATAATAATTCTTTCTCCACCTCGTAACGGAAAACCATTATATAAAGATTGCATTTTACCATCATCACCTCTTATTGAATTACCAGTATTCACCACAACAACCTTTCCAGTTATCATTGGAGAAAATAAATCTTCATAATAATTAAAACTAACTACACCTGCTGATATATCTGCAGTTTTTGAACCATCTACTGATTCAATAATAAATTTTTCGTATAGTGATTTATCTATTGCTGCCATTATGTGTATTTGAGAGAGGATGCACTTTGTAAATTCATCAATATTTTTTCCTTACTAACTTGTTGTTGAATATTAAATGATTTACCACCACTACTTGCCATCATTGGTGTAGAAGGCATTTCCGATAGTTTTTCTATCAGAAAAATAGTATTACCTTGTTTTTTTCTTCTACTTCTAACAGAAGTTGACTTATCTTTCTTCAATGGTTTCATATTTTTTTCTGGCATTTTTAAATCTTCAAGATTCATATCACCAGTAAATGCAATAAATTCTGATTTTACGGTTTTTTGAATATTTTCTATTCTACCTTTTGCATCGGATAATTCTGTTTGCTTTGGTTTTTCTGCGATCAAAGTTGGTGTTGACTCAGACTTTCCTTTTAATGTATCTGATATACCATCACCAACTATTTTTTCACCATCAAGATTTTGTTCATTTAATTTACTTTCAAGAATTTTTTTTGCTTCCTCTTTAGGATCTTTTATATTATTTAAAGATAATTCATTACTTGATGGTGTTGGATATTTTATATTCTTTATTAAATCTTCCTCTTGTTCAGGATTTTTCTCATCTTCTTTTTTATTATTCTTAATAAATTGATCAACTCCAAATCCTATCTTTTCACTTTGTTCTTTAATTTGTTCTACATCACCTTCCTTTTGATTTTCTGTTGATGTATTCTTAGTTCCTTCTACATTTTGAGAATTTGTTTTTTCATCTTCCAAAATTTGATCCATTTCATCACCAAAATCTGTAAACTCATTACCAGTTTGGACTAATTGTTGATCTAATCTTGCTAAACCACTAGATGTTTTTTCAATATTTTCTTCAATACCTTTTTTATTTTTTTGATAATCAAAAAATGGTATCTTAGAAAGAGCTTCGTTAATAACTGAACCTATTCCCGCAATAATATCCTTTATTGCATTAACAAAAGTTCCCAAAATTTTTGTTACTCTTCGTATAAGATTTATCAATCCAGAAAGAGCTGCTATTATTTTTGGAAGATTTGTTACAGCCCATCCAATCAACAATATTCCAACAAAATCTAACAGTCTACCAAGAAATCCTCTTGTGCTCTTTGCAAGTATAGCTCCTTTTTGTTTAACTGCACCTGATAATGATACTGCTTCAATTTCATCTTCTCTATCCTTTCTTCTTATATTTTCTCGTCTTTTTCTAAAGAAATTATTATCACTTGATATTAAAGTTCTTTTAAATAAATTTGACTCTTTTGTATTCTTTACAATTTCAAACGCACTCTTTTTTGCTGCATTTAATCCTTTATTAAATTTAGCAACAGAGTCTCTCATCGATTTTATACTTATCGATGATTTTAATAATGAGTCTCTTCTTGCTCTTAATGACATTATGCAAAGGCTCCGAATGTGGTTACAGCATAAGATGTATGAATATTATCATTATCAAATCCTATGAAAGGAATTGAACTTGCTGGATCTTCAACCTGCCCATTAGACGCTAATTGTGTTTGTTGATTTGCACCATCTCCTGCTGGAATGTTTACTATTGTAGGTTGCCCCTCTTCAATATTAGATATTGTTTCTGCTACATTCAGTTCTCTTTTATTATTAATTGGAACTATAGCATCTGAATTAATTTCATCTCTTTGTGCAACTAAAGTATTATCAGTTGTGGTTGATTCAATATTATCTTGATTACCAACTCCGAATGAGATAGTGTCAGTTGTTTCTTCAATTGGTTTTATTTCTACTTCATTTTGCTGTTGTGCTGCTCCTCCCCCGAATTTAAATTTAGAAAATAGATTCTTTCCAATTCCAAACGTAACACTTCCTAGAATAAACTTTAGAATTGTTGCTGCTAAAGCTGGTAATGCTAACAATTTTATAGCACCTACAACCAGTGGAGCAAGAACTAAAGTTGTCAATATTCCACCGAGATTATTTTTTATCGCATCAACAGGATTTTCACCATTTATAAAAATATCAAATAATGTGCTAAATGCAAAGAAGTTTCTTATACCGCCAAATATTTGTCTGAAAGCACCTCTAAATCCTCCTTTTATCGCACCAGCAGCTGCACCTGCACCTGCACCACCAGCAGGAGGAGTTTCTGGTTTCATACCTAAAAATTTTCCAAGTCTTTTTAATTGATTACCAATAAAAACAAACGGGGCAGCTAGTAGTGCAAGTGCACCTCTTCCTCCTCCACCACCAGCAACAGCACCTCCTATTCCTAAGACTGCACCTACTTTTCCACGTAATAATGTCAAAACTGAAGCGAAAGGTCTTCTTAAGATATTATTAAAACCAAATCTAAAAGCTCTCGATGCTAAAAGTGCTGTTAATCCAAAAACTTTTCTTAATCCAATTGTAGCAGCTGTTAGTGTCGCTCCTATAACTATTAAACCTGTGGTCAATTTACCTTTTAGTTTATTCATCAAGTCAACATTTCCATCGGCATTTGCACCAATCATGTCAATGACAGTATTTGTTAACCAACCTCCCGCTAATATTAAGAAGAAATTGACCAATCTACTTAATATTCCCTGTGTTTTTGCAGCAATTCTACGAACAGGTGTCTGTAAAGCAAATTGAATTCTTTTTTCAATCGCACTTTCCTTTCCTTCTCTTAGTCCTTGCTCTGCTAATATTCTATCTCTATTTCTTTTTGCTGATTCTCTCTGTCTATCTAATGTATCACTGACCGCTAAATTATTTTTTATATTTGCTAATGAAAAATTAAGTGTGCTTAAATTAAGCGATATATTCTCCAACTGCTTTGATACTGTAGTTAGAGTTAATGAATTTTGTGTGAGTAAACTTGTTGTTTGTGGATCTGTTTGAGGTGGTGGAACAGCACGACCAGTAAAGATACTAGAAGATACCGTATTTCTAACGGCTCTAATACCTCCTGCTATCGGTGAACTTAAACCTTGCTCCTCATCCATTTTGTTCTTGTTGTGCTTTTAAATTTTCTTCTTCAACATGTTGTTGTAAAAGTGAAACATAGATTTCCCTTTCCCAAGGAATCATATTTTCAAGCTCTGTCAAACTATATTTATGATGCTGCATCAAAGCAAAATTCAATTTATAGTATGACTCAAGATCTTCGTGTGCCATACTCACCCGAAAAAATTCTGTAGCCCCTCTAATACAATTTCACTTTCCACTTTGGTATTTGGATTTGTTACCATAACTTTATGAGATAATTTAGGCATTGTTTCAAAGAATTTTTCAATTTCTTTAAATTGACTTGAATTCAATTGATCTAAAAATTGAGATAATTCTTTCTTTGTGCAATCTTCAGATGTCCAAGATTCCTCTTCAGAGTAAACTTGTTCAATACAACTTGATATTAATTGGAATGTATCATCTACATTCATTTCAGTAGTAGCAAAATTGTTTTTAATAAACTCAGTTAAGGATGGATATTTCATTCTAAGAGTGTAATTATCGTCTAATTTAATATCTCTTGAATGGTCTTCATCTTTTTGAACTTTTATTGAATCAATATTAATCGATGTTGGAACTTGTGTTTTCCCATCATCTGGGCAAGTTACCATCACTTCAATGTCTTCTCCAACAGATTTACCACGAATATTCAAAAACAAATATTCAATATCAAATGTTGATAATTTTTCAACTTTTATTCCTCTTGAAATAATACAATGTGAAATCACATCTTTAACTGCATTCGCAATTTGTGTACTATCCTGTGACTCCATCGCAAGAATTAAAATTTTCTCTTCTTTAACAAGAAAAGGTCTATATTTTATTTTCTTTTCCGATGAAGGTAATACCAACTCATAGGTTGGGGTTGCAATTTTTGGTAAAGGCATAATATTCTGAGCACTTCAGTGTCATTATTTATAGTGGTTATACGATGGTGATTCCTGAACCTAAACCTTGACCAGCAAGTGTTTGAGTAGGACCTGTCATTGATGTATCTATTGAAGCTCGATCACTATTTAATGTATTAGCAGCTCTAGTTTGAGTTACTTTTTGTAATGCATTTAATCTATCATTATCACCATATGTGCTTGCACCATCTTTATTTGGATTACCAAATGCTGCACCTATATCGTTAAATGCTCTTCCTAAATCTCTTGCAAGTGATGATGATTCACCAGCAATATATCGATCATAACTAAATGATGCTGTTGCTTTCAGAATTTGTGAAGTTCCATATTGAACTCTAGTTGAGTTTAATGAAATAGGAAATAGTCCAACAAATCTATATTCTAAAAACTGTGAGTAATTTTTCTCAAACTTAACAACACGAGTATCATTTGATTTATAATCATCTGGATAATTTAACTGAAAAAAGTAAGTATCACCAGAAACATCGGTTCTATTAGCACCAGTAATAAACTCCATCCAATGTTCTAAAAATTTTAAAGATTTATATTCATTATCAACATAAAATTCAAAATTAACTTGAGTAAAATTACGTGTATGTGCAAATCTCTCGACCATTCCTTGATAATCTCCTACAGTATTAACCGCAGCCATTCCACTGCCAGGTAATACTGCATTATAACATAGTAATCCCGCATCTTCAACAATAAACCTATCATTTATTCCCTTTCTTCTCATATGAGATTTCAATCCACCATTTGGTAAAGCAAATTTAACAAGAAAATTTGATGTTTGAGCCACATTCTGTATTTTAGGCAATATGTCCGCTATTCTTTTTGGTCTTGGTGCTGGCACTCTAAATACTTCTATAGTATAGTTATTTAGATGGCTTATAGGGGAAAATACTATCCATCACATCCTAAAAAGTATAAAGGTGATCCAACTAATATTATTTACAGATCACTTTGGGAAAGAAAGTTTATGGTATACTGTGATAAAAATACTAAAATTCTTGAATGGGGTAGTGAAGAAATTGCTCTTCCATATATCTCACCTCACGATAGTCGAATCCACAGATACTTTCCAGACTTTTATATCAAGGTTCAAGAGAATACAGGTAAAATAAAAAGATACCTGATTGAAGTGAAACCACTTAAACAAACAACAAAACCAAAAAGACCAAAAAGACAAACCAAAGGTTATATTCGTGAAGCATTTGAATATGCAAGAAATCAAGCAAAATGGAAAGCAGCAAGAGAGTATTGTGCTGACCGAATGTGGGAGTTTAAAGTAATTACAGAAAAAGAATTAGACATATGAGTCGTATAGATCCTATAATGAAAAGATTTATCGGTAATGAAAGTGCCGATGATTTAGCAACAGATATACTCGAAGTGTTGACTGAGGGAAGTAGTGTTCCTCAAGCAGGTAACTTTTACGTATTTGTATATCAAGCAAAAACACCTGGCATTGCTTATGATTCACATCCACTTGTTGCAGTGACTGATGTATTCTCTTGGGGATTCAAGGGATTGAACTATCATTGGGGTGAAATGAGACAATATACATTCCCAGAAGTGGTCGGTGGATTGTATCAAGTAGATGAAATGGAGTTAAGAGATTTAAGAACTTTACCTTTTGTCAAAATACTACTAAATAGTTAAAAAATTAGGTCGATATGTCAAGTAATCGCAGATCATATAATGCTCGAAAGAGAAGAGGAGGTTTAACAAGAACCGAACATTTGCAATTAGCCAAAAAAAGAGGCAATTTAGGAACTTTCCGTCAAGACGCAGAAGCTAATAGACAGTTACAAAAAGAATTTGCAGCGAGTGGAGCATATCAAGCATCAGATGGAACTGGTGGAATAAATGGAAGAAAAGAACCAGAATTTGAGGGTAGCACAAAAACTGTAGGAGAATCAAAACAAACTACGACACAAACATCTAAGACGCAGAAGATGCGTCCTTATTATATCAGTTATCCAGTAAAAAGAAGTGCTGCCGAACAAACAGGAGATACTTTCTTAATTAAATGTATTGAATATACACCTCCTAAGCCAGGATTTGGTATGGGTGTAACTTCAGATGTGACAAAATATGATATGGGAAAAGGTCTTGCGAGTAAAAATATCGCAGGAATTGAAGGAAAAACTGGGGAAGCTGGATATTATTCATCACCTCTTAAAATTCAATATGATGAAGCAAACACACGAATGAGTAATGCCAATCATTTTGATAAAAGAACTAAATTTTATATTGAGTTACCAATACCTCAAGAATTAAATGATGCAAATAGTGTAACGTGGGGAGAAGATAGTTTAAATATATTTCAATTAGCTGGACTTGCTGCTGCAAATAATGTGATGAGAAATCCTGGTAATTCATTTCAAAAAGTTTCAGAAATATTACAAAAAGGTATTGTTTTAGATGGTTTAGATGATAATACAAAAAATGCAGTCCTTGCGGGTATTAGTGGAGCAGCAATCAATGCTCTTGGTGGAAATGTAAGTCCTGGTAGTGTAATATCAAGAGCAACTGGGCAAATACTTAATTCAAATCTAGAATTATTATTCCAAGGAGTTAATTTAAGATCTTTTCCTTTTAGTGTTACATTCTCACCTAGAAACGCTGACGAAGCACAAAGAGTAAAAATGATAATAAGACATCTAAAACAAACTATGGCACCAAAAACAGGAACTGGTGGTGGTGGACCACAAGGAGTATTTTTAAAGTCACCTGACGTTTTTCAACTAAAATATTTAAATAATGGAGGTGATCATCCATTTTTGAATAGTTTTAAACTATGTGCTCTTACTGGTTTAAATGTTAATTATACAAACGCTGGAACATATGCAAGTTATGAGGGTGGAACACCAGTCAATATCAGAATGAATATGACATTCAAAGAACTCAATCCAATTTACAATGAAGATTATAATGATTTTTCAGATGGTGATGGAGTTGGATTCTAATGGGATATTTTAGAGAATTACCAGACATTGCATATCAATCACCATTATTACATAAAAACTCTTCTAAAGATTATGTAATAATTAAAAACATATTCCGTCGTTCAAAATTACTTGACTACTTAAAAGATAATGTCTCAGTTTTTAATAAATTTGTTATAGGAGATGGTGATCGTCCTGATACTATTGCAGAATCATTATATGGAGATTCATCTTTAGATTATGTTGTAGTTCTTGTTGCAGGTATAACAAATATTAATAATGAATGGCCATTACAAGATTATCAAGTGTATGAGTATGCTCTTGCAAAATATGGTTCTGAGACAGCAATGAACGAGATTCGTCATCATGAAACCTACGAAATTAAGGATAATATGGGAAGACAGATTTTACCACCTAATTTAATTGTAGATGGAGATTTTAAAATTGATGGAACATCATCAAAATATAATACAACTTACACATTAATATCTGAATCAGGAAATTTACAACTTGATGATAAAGATGAATTTACAGTATCTACGGATAATATTGCTTTTGCAGTAACTAATTTTCAACATGAAATAGAACTCAATGAAAAAAGAAGAGAGATTGATGTTTTAAAAAATTCTTATATTAATACTTTTGTAAATGATTTAAGAGATGTTGTAAGATATGATAAACACTCAAACTATATTACATCTTCATTAGCAGCGACAGAAAATACAAACGTAGTTAACCCATAAAAAAAGGGGGTCGTTTGACCCCCATGTAATTATTCTTCTGCGAGTTTCGCAAAGTATGATAGTGCATCATCCTCTTCTTCTGCAACAGCAGGAGTTGGTTTTGATACAGCAGCAGTTACTAACTCTTCTGCCTGACCACGATCAGTATCTTCTTCTTCAAATACTGGTGCAGTGGTTTTCTTGTTTCCAAGAACATAATCTAGACGAGTCTTTAACTCATCATATGTCTTGAACTGGTCTGGTGCAACAATTTCAGAAAGTGAGAACTGTTTCTTCCAGAGTGTTTCCATTGCATCATCGTCAT